CAATTAAGGGCCTCGATCTTGGATTTCTAACCCGGGATAAACCCCCCCAGGCTTTGTTAAGCTAGCAGGATCTTTCCTCACTAGGGAAACCTAGTTCGAAAAGTTCCATGTTAGTTATAAACGGACGGTTGATGACGGGTAACTCTTTTCTACCGAGGCTGTATGCCACAGTATTCTTGAGTATATCATAACGAGCCTTAGTCACGTAGTGACCTCGGTTCTCGTAACGATAGAGGTCTATGGTCGGCACTTGTGCCAAGTCATAGTCCTTACCCTCCATCCACTGGTTGTATATCGACGTCGGATTCTCCAAGTACTTGTCCATTAGGTTAAAACCTATTGTGTCAAGTGCTGGATGATCCTCCGGTATATGAAGCTTGCGGCCACGCTCTGGTACAGGGTATGCTCCTTTCTGAGCATATTCGGCAATTTTGTCGACCTCACTCCAGAACTTGACCTCCCTCGATATTTTGAGGGCGTCTTGTAATGGAACTACCAGGGGAGCGTCAGCAATGGCGCCGTATGATGGGTCTAACCCCTTCAATGGGCGGATACCACTTACTTCCTCTGGCAGGGTGAGCACGAGCAAGATGTCATTCTTGTGTCTACAAGTCTGACATAGAGCCTGTACCGCGGGGACGACATCTGTATCGGAGTAGTTTCTTTCTCGCATGATCCTAACCAGTTCTATGAACTGCTCAGGTTTCTTGCGTATACCTTGAAGGATTGTAACGGGTATACCCGTTATTTCTCCATCTGGTGTAAAGAGCCTTTTAGCCATCTCGGCGTAGCCGAGTTCGCTAGAAGTGCACTTAGAAAGACTTATGGGGACGCCAATCTTCGTCAACATCTCCTTGTACTTGTCGGCGACAGCTCTGTTTGCACAGATGTTGTCGTCTCCAAGCACTAGGTACCCCCTGAATCGGTTTATTCCGACTAAGTGGGCACACCATTCAATAAAAGCATGGTGTGTGAAAGCGAAGACCGGCCATGAGCTTAGAAAGCCCATAGGATTACCAACGGCATAGCGTACTTTATTAGGGTTACCCTTAATAGAGAACTCTCTGTCGCTGATGATCTTTCTCCATAATGAACCTACCTCCACACCGTACTTAGCGGACACTACGGCCTCTTCCCAGATAACTGGGAATCGGTCTGTAGCAGCCGTTAAGTCGGTGCTATACAGGTCATTACCTAACCCTTTGATAAGGTTGGGTAGTGACGACTGCCTATATGTTAGATCAGTAGATAACCTCGATAGCCCCTTCATGAATGAAGAGTGCAAGCCCGAAAGGGCTACATTCGAGAACCAGTCTCCTATCGCGATAACTCGGGTTTTCCCGAACTTATCAGGTAGGAACCTGATTACCGAGTGTACGAAGTTACCTTCTGTTGGAGTATACCGATCTAAGAAGAGACTCTGCTTTAGAGCCTCTCTCACATTGGCATACAACTCAGGATCAGCACGTAGTGCTGACAGATCTGAAAATGCGTAAGCAGTCGCGAGACCGTTAGGTCCGCGTTTGTTACTCAGGATCATCTCTGGTCGGTCTGGAGAATCAGCCAAGGCTGATAAACCTTTCCAACTCTTGAGCCAATGCTTAAAGCTCTTTAAGAGCTCCGTTGTGTCTGGGCCGGGCTCAGTTATGGTAGAAATATCATGACTGGGTTCCAGCTTCAAACACTCCGGAACTCTCCAAAGAGAGATAAGCAATCTAGCATCCTTGTAGTTTGAGCGCGTTAACGCTTTCCAAGGTCGTAAGACCTTGGGGAACCCGTCCCGATCCACTTGGTGGAAAGGTAAAGGTTCCGGATTCTGCTTAAGCATGTAAAGTTGGATCCAAGTACTGTAAGATTTTAGAATCTTCAGTGCCTGTCTCTTACCTTTATGCTTAACCAGTTTCTCTACAAGCTTAACCATACTCAGTGTATAGCCATCATCAGGATGACAGCTAAGCACTAAGACGTCCGTGGTTAACGACTTAACAGTCGATTTCCAAGACGATCTTTGCTTAATTTTCATAGTCGGCATTCTTTTATATAAAAGGATGTCTGCTCTCACGCTGTGCTTTACGCACAGTGTTGCCTGACATCGGGGGGAAGTTAAGCTTCTTCG